GCTCTGGTGCCGGTTCCTCTCTGTCTCTTGGTTGCGGTAGCGGTGCGCTGCCGGGTTCCAAGAGCTCAGGCAGCTCTGTCTTGAGTTTGTCTGCGTTTTCCGGATCGTTCACGTATTCGAAGAATCGTGCCGGGTCGTTCGAGAATTTGTTCCTGGCTCTTGCCGGGAGTTGCTCGAACATGCTGTTTGCCTTTGCGATCTGGTTCTGTGCGTCTTGGAAGTCGAAGCCTGCCAGGTCGCCGTATTGTCCGCCGAATTTTTCCAGATGCGATAGCGTCCCCATTCGTGCGTGCCGTTGTACGATCAGATTTACATCTGTTTCGTCTTTGAAGCTTTGCTTTGTTCTTCCGTCTGAGTAGTCTTTTGGCAGTTGTGTTAGACGTTCGCCGTCTTCGTTGGTCATGAAGCTCATTGCTTCCCCTCCATTTTCTTTTTGCGTTCCATGTAGGCCCGGATTTTGTCCGGGTTTCTTGCTGCCCATTGCAGCTTTTGTCCGTCCGTCATTTTCGGTAGGTCCATTTCATCGACTATTTTGATAAGTTCTTTCCGTCCCCACTCGGGCCGGATATCCATTCCTTTAAGTGTGTTGTCGATGTATTCTCTTGCTTTTTTGCCGAGGTTTAATCCCGGCTCTGTTAGTAATTTTGTTCCTTTTTCTTTTGCGCTCTCTGTTTGGTGCGTTGCTGCTTGTATTAGTTCGCTTGGGTCGATGTCTTTTAGTCTTCCTTTGAACCAGTCTGCTCCTGTTTGTACTCCTTCTCCCAGCGTTACCGCTGGTGTTATTGCTTTTCGTTGTGCGTTCGTTAGTTCTGTTCGTGCGTTTATGTTTCGTATGTTTGCGGCCGCCAGCGCTTTTGCTGTTGCGCCCGCTACTCCTTCGCCTAGTGCTGCTCTGTCGTTTTGCATTGTTGCGATGTTTCCCGCTGGTGTTGTTGCGGGTCCGCCCAGGGCGAGTATTCTGTTCAGCCCTGCTTTTTCTAGGTCTTTTGTTGCTCTTTGGTATTGCGTGTTGCTCATGCGTTCCTGGAACGCTCTGTTTTCGCTTGCGATCCTAGCGTTTGCCGCGTTTGCGCTCCTTTGTCCGCTGCTTCCGATGAGTCCGCCGAGTATGCTGCTTCCTCCGCCTATTAGAGCTGCTGTGATGGCCATCTGTTTTTCCTCTTTTTCGCTTCTTCTTCCATTCGGTCGGCTACCTTGCCGCACCATTTTATTTCTTCTTCGAGGTTCTTGATTTCGTTTTTAGGGTGAAATCGTATTGAGCATATTGCCCCGAAGAAGTAGGTCCATTCGTCCATTAGAATCGTCCTATGCCAGCTGGGTCTCCGTACAGTGGCAGCGGTCTTGCTGCTTTGATGTCATGCCAGATGTCCGCGATGAAGTGTGGTTCCGTTGGTACTGCGATTGCTCTGTCCAGTGGTGTTCCGGTGTTGCTTTCGATGAACGTGCTTCCGAGTGTTGGTTGTGATGTGAACTCTTCGCTTAAGTTCCAGCTTGCCAGCGTGCCTGCTGCGGTTGGTCGTGCCAGCCCTGTTAGTTTTGAGTTTTGGAAGCGGTATTCGTTGTATCGTCCGGTGTAACCGAATACGTCGTCGTCGGTTGCGTCTCCTTCGATCCACAATTCTTTGTTCAGGATGCTTTGTTCCCCGATCTGTGTTAACGCCGGATACATGAAGTCGTAGCGCGTTGATTTGTTCCAGTATCGGTCGATTCCCTGGGAATAAGTGATATCACTTCTTGCGTTCACCAGGGCGATGATTACGCCGTGTTCCACGAAGCTCTTTGTGAATCCGCTTTGCCCGTTTCCGTACCCGTACCCCGCGAGTTTTCCTTTTGCGTCGTCTGCTGTTGCTGTGCCCGGTTCGGTTGTTTGCGGCACTGGCGTGATGTCGATCCGGTTCGATCCGCCGCCCAGGTAGACCGGCCTTTGCGCTGTGTAGTCCGGGAATGTTACTCCCCAGTGTGCTTTTAGTGTTTCTACGTATCGGGTGCCGCTTCGCGCGTCTCTTTCTAGCAGTCGTTGTGTCTGGAATGCCAGGCGCAGCTCGTTGATAGTTGCTGCTGTCGCTGTGCTTAGGTCTGCATACAGCGTGTTGTTGCCGAATGCGCCCGTTGTCGAACTGACCTGAATGCTTGCGCCCGGATCGTCCAGTTCCTGGTAGTCCGTTGAGACGGTGCTGTAGACGTTGACGTCTGTGTTCAACAGCCCGTCATAGGCTAGGTACGCTTTCTCTCCGAGTGGTAGTTGTACCGGGTCGCCTTTTTGCGGCCATGGTAATGCGCTGGTGAAATAGTCGTGTCGTTTTGCGCGTTTGAACGGGTTTGCCGGGATCCGGCTTGATCCGGTCAGTGAGTGAAGTACGTCGGGTCCGTCGCCGTTTTGTTCGGGCCATTTGTCTTGGAGGTTTTCATCGCGGAAAAAGTCGTTGTAGATTTTGACCATGGCTCGCCATGGGATCGAGCTGACTTCGACGTCATTCGGGATTGTGTCGATCGGTAGTCCGAAGTAGTCCCACAGGTTTCCGGTGGTTGAGTACGTTGTTGCGGCTTGGCTTACGATCGGTATCGTGTAGTCGATTGAGTCGCCTGGATCGTCCTGCGCGCCCATGAATTTTTCGAAGTTGTCCCAGAGTATTCGGTAGGGTACGAAGAAGAAGAACGTGTCGATGTAGATGTTGTCCTGGAGGACTTGCAATGGTGTTGCGAGTCGTGCCACTACCGTTGTCGTGCAGTTCCACGAGTCTCCTGGTATTACGTCCCAGACTCCCATGGGTACCAGGTAATCGGCGTCGAATGTTGTTTTCAGTCCGTGTGATAGGTCGAAGCTTGATCGCGGTATGTCCGCGCGAGGTACCTGTCCGAATTGCTGCTGTTGATTGCTGATTTTCTTTTTCATTGCTGTTTTCCTTCGTCGCCGTTATAGCCGTGTGCTTTGAACAATTCGTCTGTTCTGTTTTTGAGTTGTCCTGGTTGAAGTTCTTGGCTTTGGTGTACGCATTCTAAGCCGGTGATTAGTTTTTCTGGTGATTCTCCGCAGAGTTCTCCGGTCGTGTCGTTCCACCAGCCCACGCGGTGTAGCGTGTAATCCTCTGGGTGTTGGCCGACCGCGTGTTCTGCGTCGGTTGCTATGTCTTTGAATCCTCGTACGGCTTCGCCGTCCGCTCCGCTGAAGAACGGGCGCATGTAGGTTCCGCTTGCGACGTCGTAGATTGTGTATGCGTTGAGTTTCATATTGAGTTCCTTTTGAGTTGTGAGAGTTGTGCTTCTTTTACTTTTTGTTTTGTTGTCAGTCGTCTTGTTGAATATTCGTCAACATTTTTAAGTAGATGTTCACGTCGTTTTGCTTTGATCTTTTCGTGTTGCTCCGGGTTTTGTTTTTCGTAGATCGTTTCGTAGTATTTTGGTGCTTTTGGGAATACGCCTTTGCCTGGTACCGGGCATTCGTCGCTCGGGAAGAAGTCTGATTCGTATTTTTCATAGAAGCTCTTTCCGATGCCTGGCTTTAGGCTCATTGTTATGTATTCCGGTGCCACCTGGTGTATTTCGCCTGTGTAGGCGTTGACTCGTTCGTAGTGTCGTTCGGCGCGTTCTCCTGTGATTTTTTTTAGTATGTAACGGCTTGTGTATGCAGCCGTTTGGTAATTGAGCTCGCCCACGGTGCAGTGGCCTTTGCCCCATATTTCCGTCAGTGTGTCGGATACATCCACCACCACGTTATTAGTCGCGCTCCAAGGTACGCGATCGTCGAAATCCAAGCCAAAAATACAAGCATGATAATGCGGCCTTTTGCCTTCTTGTTCACCGTACTCTCCGCAGTGGAAATATCTGATTTCTCTATCGTTGAATCGTTTTCGCAGCTTCTTCATGAACTTTTGGAAGTGCGCTTTGTTCAGTCCGTGGTCGTGCGGGACATTTTCTTCGTCGTACGTTAGCGTTACGAAGCAGTTGTCCTGGTGCATTTGTGATTCGTGCACTATTCGCGCTGCCCATTCTTTACTCTTGTCGATCCTGCATCCGATGCATTGATTGCATCGTAGTTCTATTGATTCTCCGGCCAGGGGTCCGTATTCAAATACGACCCGCCCGCCGCTTTTGTTTTCGTAGCCTTTCAGAGGCGAGTAGCATGTCATTGCTCACAGCCTGATGCCCCCTCGAACCGTCATTGCGCGGTTTTTCGGGTGCTCCTTCATCACGCCCTTTGCGAACATTTTTCGGCTTTTTGCCCTGGACAACTTTCTGCGTTTTCGCATGGTATTGCTCCTTTCGTTTAGTTTACTAAGCGGTCAATTTTGCCGCTTGTTTTGGTCCCGAAGGGACCGCCAGACAGTATTTTCACTTGATGTATACTGTCTAGGTGACACCGTACTCCTTTTGGTGCGGTTTGTCACCTGCTCGCGTTCGTAGCGAGCTTTCGCCCCCGGGGTTATCCCCAGGGGCGTTTTTTCTTATGCCGGCTCTGGTGCCGGCTCTGGTGCCGGCTCTGGTGCCGGTTCCTCTCTGTCTTTTGGTTGCGGTAGCGGTGCGCTGCCGGGTTCCAACAGTTCAGGCAGCTCTGTCTTGAGCTTGTCTGCGTTTTCCGGATCGTTCACGTATTCGAAGAATCGTGCTGGGTCGTTCGAGAATTTGTTCCTGGCCCTTGCCGGGAGTTGTTCGAACATGCTGTTTGCCTTTGCGATCTGGTTTTGTGCGTCCTGGAAGTCGAAGTTTGCCAGGTCGCCGTATTGACCGCCGAATTTTTCCAGATGCGATAGCGTTCCCATTCGTGCGTGTCGTTGTACGATCAGATTTACATCTGTTTCGTCTTTGAAGCTTTGTTTGGTTCTTCCGTCTGAGTAGTCTTTTGGGATTTGCGTAAGCAATGTCCCTTCTTTGTTTCTCATGAAGCTCATCGCTTCTCCTCCATTTTCTTTTTTCGTTCCATGTAGGCCCGGATTTTGTCCGGGTTTCTTGCTGCCCATTGCAGCTTTTGTCCGTCCGTCATTTTCGGTAGGTCCATCTCATCGACTATTTTGATTAGTTCTTTCCGTCCCCACTCGGGGCGGATGTCCATCCCTTTGAGTGTGTTGTCGATGTATTCTCGTGCTTTTTTGCCCAGGTTCATGCCTGGCTCTGTTAGTAATTTCGTTGCTTTTTCTTTTGCGCTTCCTGTTTGGTGCGTTGCTGCTTCTATTAGTTCGCTTGGGTCGATGTCTTTTAGTCTGCCTTTGAACCAGTCTGCGCCTGTTTGTACGCCTTCTCCCAGCGTAACTGCTGGTGTTATTGCTTTGCGTTGTGCGTTGACCAGGTCAGTTCGCGCTTCTATGTTTCTTATGTTTGCGGCCGCCAGTGCTTTTGCTGTTGCGCCCGCTACGCCTTCTCCTACTGCTGCTCTGTCGTTTTGCATTGTTGCTATGTTTCCCGCGGGTGTTGTTGCGGGTCCGCCCAGGGCGAGTATTCTGTTGAGCCCTGCTTTTTCGAGGTCTTTTGTTGCTCGTTGGTATTGCGTGTTGCTCATGCGTTCTTGCCATGATCGGTTTTCGCTTGCGATTCGCGCGTTTGCCGCGTTTGCGCTTCTCTGCCCGCTGCTTCCGATTAGGCCGCCCAGGATGCTGCTTCCTCCGCCGATTAGCGCTGCTGTGATTGGCATTTTTTGTCCTTCTCTTCGACCATTCGGTCTGCTACGAGACCGCACCAGATTATTTCTTCTTCCAGGTTCGTGATTTCGTTTTTAGGGTGAAATCGTATTGAGCATATTGCCCCGAAGAAGTAAGTCCATTCGTCCATTAGAATCGTCCGATCCCAGCTGGGTCTCCGTATAGCGGCAGTGGTCTTGCTGCTTTGATGTCGTGCCAGATGTCCGCGATGAAGTGCGGTTCTGTTGGTACTGCGATGGCTCTGTCGAGTGGTGTTCCTGTGTTGCTTTCGATGAATGTGCTTCCGAGTGTTGGTTGTGATGTGAACTCTTCGCTTAAGTTCCAGCTTGCGAGTGTTCCCGTTGCCGTTGGTCTTGCTAGTCCCGTTAGTTTTGAGTTCTGGAAGCGGTATTCGTTGTAACGTCCGGTGTAGCCGAGGACGTCGTCGTCCGTAGCGTCGCCCTCGAGCCATATTTCCTTGTTGAGGATGGCTTGTTCTCCGATCTGCGTTAACGCCGGGAACATGAAGTCGTACCGCGTTTGTTTGGTCCAGTATCGGTCTATTCCCTGGGAGTAAGTGATATCACTTCTTGCGTTTACCAGGGCGATGATTACGCCGTGTTCAACGAAGCTCTTTGTGAATCCGCTCTGTCCGTTTCCGTATCCGTAGCCCGCGAGTTTTCCTTTTGCGTCGTCCGCCGTTGCGGTTCCCGGTTCCGTTGTTTGTGGTACCGGCGTGATGTCGATGCGGTTGGATCCGCCGCCCAGGTAGACCGGCCGTTGTGCCGTGTAGTCCGGGAACGTTACGCCCCAGTGTGCTTTCAGTGTTTCTACATACCGGGTTCCGCTTCGTGCGTCTCTTTCGAGCAGTCGTTGTGTTTGGAATGCCAGGCGCAGCTCGTTGATGGTTGCTGCTGTCGCTGTGCTTAGGTCTGCATACAGTGTGTTGTTGCCGAATGCGCCCGTTGTCGAACTGACCTGAATGCTTGCGCCGGGATCGTCAAGCTCGTGATAATTCCCTGTGTCCGTGCTTAAAACGTTTACATCGGTGTTTATCAAACCGTCGTACGCTAAATACGCTTTCTCTCCGAGCGGTAGTTGTACCGGGTCGCCTTTCTGTGGCCAGGGTAATGCGCTTGTAAAGTAGTCGTGGCGTTTGCAGCGTTTTAACGGAGCGTTTGTGAATCCTGAGTTTGCCGTGTTGTCGGGCCCGTCTCCGCTTGTCCATAAGACGCTGTCTTGTAGGTTTTCGTCGCGGAACCAGTCGTTCCATATCAGGCGGTAGGCTCTGAATGGTAGAGCGCTGATGTCGTATCCTGTTGATACGATCCCCTCTGGTAGTCCCATGTAGTCGCCCACGTCGCCCGTGTTCGATGTTTGCGCGTCGCCGATTACGGGTATCGTGAAATCGATTGAGTCGCCCGGATCGTCTTGCGCGCCCATGAATTTTTCGAAGTTGTCCCATAGAATCCTGTAGGGCACGAAGAAGTAGAACGTGTCGATGTAGATGTTGTCCTGGAGGACTTGCAGTGGTGTTGCCAGTCGTGCCACGACGGTTGTTTTGCAGTTCCATGAGTCCCCTGGTATTACGTCCCACACCCCCATTGGTACCAGGTAATCCGCGTCGAAGGTTGTTTTCAGCCCGTGTGATAGGTCGAAGCTGGATCGCGGTATGTCCGCCCGTGGTACTTGTCCGAATTGCTGTTGCTGGTTGCTGATTTTCTTTTTCATGCGCTGACGTCCTTTAGGCTGCCTGGTTTAATTTC